GTTTCCCAGTCACGATCACCTGGACGTTCCTGGTTCTGACGAGCTATACCGTAGGCTTAGGCGTGCAATGATAATGCAGGGAAAGATAGAGCCTACCGACGACGAGCGGGAAGAATTACAGATAGACGTACGACAGCAGGTCGCGCAAGAGCTTGAACCGGAGCTCAGGGAACAGATCACGAACGAGGCACAAATCAGGTTGCTCTTAGCTACAGCCGATCAGAATGCAGCCAGCGCACAAAACTCTCTAGCAGCGGCAGCGCTCAAGCAGGACGAGGCAGCAGAAATAGCCGCCAAGGTTGAAAAGATTACCGTTGAAACAGAGAAGATTCTCGAAGATAAAGTGAACGCGGCCCTAGATGGCATGAGCAAGATGCTAGATAACTTTGCCAAGCAGTCAGGGCTAGGAATGCCGATTACTATCAGAGAGCATGACCAGCATGTACAGCAGAGCGACCAGATAGACGACGAACAGCAAGACGTTGATGGCGGGCCTACCTCAGAGCAGGAAGAACAATTTAACTTGCCGCAACAATAGTATAGAATTTAACAACTTATACCTGAGAGGGTAAAAAATGGAAGAGATTGATAATGCAGCCTCATCTACTGCACCGATTGATAACGCCGACTCATCACCGGAGGAGCTGGACGAAAGCCTTGAAGAAGTAGAGGAATCCGAGGAGGAATCCGAAGAAACAGAAGCCGAGGCGGACGAGCAGCAATTATCGCAGAACGCGCAAAAGCGATTCGACGCTCTATCAGAGCAACTTCGAGAAAAGGACCGTAAATTAGCGGCCCTTGAAGCAGCTCAAAGTATAGAGTACGACGACCCAGGAATCCCAAAACGGACGGACTACGAGGATGATGAGGAAGGCGATTTAGCCTACGCGACAGCACTTGCCGCATATAACGCAACGAAGAACGTTATCAATACTCTTCAAACCTCGCAGGAAAGAGCCAGGGCAGAGCAGGAGATCCAAGCTACACAGCAGAAGTTTAATGTTCATGCCGAAAGGGTCACGACAGCAAGGGAGAGAATCAAAGATTACGACGAGGTTATAGCAAAGAGTCATTTACAGGTCACCGATGAATCGGGAAATCTGTTGCCTCAGACTCAAGCGATACTAGACTGTCCTAACAGTCCAGATGTTTGCTATCACTTAGGCGTAAACCCTGAGCTGGCAGAAAGAATTAATGCCAGTACTCCGCTTAATGCTGCTGTTATGATAGGTCGTTTGTCAGCCGAGCTTGCTAGTGCGAATTCTGTAGAATTCAAACCAAAACCCGATCCGATAGAAAGTGAGGATACGGGGGCAGGACTCGGAAAACTGGACGATAACCTCCCACATATAAAGGGAGCTTCGTTTAGCTAAAGAGTCCTTTTGATGAGGACTTACCAATGTCAGCAGACAATAGTTTTGATAGCAATATCACGCGTAAACTTGCGCGTATCTTTTTGAATGCCTTTGAGTCTACTCGTTCACTCTCCAAGAGTGTTAACACGCAGTTGCTTGAGGGAAAGTTCGATCCATCGTCCGGAACGACGGTAGATTTTAAACGGCCCACGGACTACACGACTAAGCGTACAACTGATGGTGACGTATCAGCGCTAGCGCCTAGTCCTATTATTACCGGTAAGGCAACGGGTACGGTTCAGGACTACTTCACAGTGGATCTTGAATGGACAGCCATTGACCAAGCATTAAAAATGGATCAACTGGAGCAACTTATCGCGCCAGCCGCTACCCGTATTGTGACTGACCTAGAGACAGACTTCGCTCTATTTATGCTAGAGAACGGCGGTCTTTCTATCGGTGATCCGGACACGGCCGTTACCACATGGCAGCAAGTCGCGGACGCTGGTGCTTTAATGTCGTCGCTCGGTATTCCTCCAGGAGACTGGACCTATGCCATTAACCCGTTCACGCAAGCCAAGCTTGCCGACGCACAGCGCTCTCTAGGTGCTGGCGGTGCAGCGGGCGAAGCGGTAATGACTGCCTTGGAAATGGCAACATTGACGCGTAGGTTCGCAGGATTTGAGCGCGTTATCGCAGTTGATTCGCTCCAGCCATTAACGACTAACGCGATTACTGACCGCGCCGGTTCTTTGTCGGCCGCTCCAGACGTGACCTATGCGACAGCCAAGGACACCATGAAGCAGACGTGGGCAGTAACTGGATTTACCGCCTCTCTTGCTGTGAAAGCAGGGGAACAGGTAGAGGTTACCGGTCGCAACATGATTAACCTGTCTACCAAGAAAACGTTCTTGGATAACAGCGGGGCTCAGCTCAAGTACAGAGGAACGGTTACGGCAGATGTAACGCTTAACGGTTCGGGCGCTGGCAACTTGTCTATCGCAGGTCCGGCTATCTTTGAAAGTGATGGCGCTTACAATACGTCCGACACGGCCTTGGCCGCAAGTGACGTGGTGACGCTGTTGGGTACGGGGTCTACAACCTATCAGCCTAACTTGTTCTTTCATCGTGACGCATATGGTATCGGGGCGGTTCCACAAGAAAAGCTGTACGCAACTGACACCATCGCGACGACGGAGGACGGATTACAGATCCGATGCTCCAAGTTCGCAGACGGTAGAGCTAACAAGCAGATGGTAAGGTTTGACTTACTGCCCGCTTATAGTGTGCTTAATCCGTTCTTTGGCGGACAAGGACACGGCTAAAAACTTGGGAGGGCTTCGGCCCTCCCTTTCTTTAACTTAATGGGGTGAACAATGAACACTGTTACAATGTATAGAGCTGGTCACGGTGATGAGCTTTGGGGTCAGAGCATGGAAGTAAACGACACCGAAGAAAACCGCTCAGTTCTTAAAAAGGCTGGATGGAGCGACAAAAAACCTAAAGGCTGGCAGTCTCAGGAAGAAGTAGAGTCGGCCACGGACGAGGCAGAAGCGGCCACGGACGAAACGACCGAAGAAACGGGCGAAGAATAATTGACCACAGGGCTACAGATTGTCGAGGATGCGGCGGCCCTTATCCTTGTCAACGAGGACGACATAGGGCTTGAACCGAACGAAGCAGCGCGAGGCGTACGCTTTTTAAATGACTGGTGCGCTCAGTTGTTTGAGTCCAAAGTTGACTTTGGCTACCGGCCCCTAGCCACTACCTCAGATATTCTCACTTCCCCTAGCTCAGTAGAGCTTGCACTAAAACAGAACCTCGGCGTTTTAATGGCTCCCTCTTTTGGTCTTCCGGTATCGGTGGAACTCCAGCGTCTAGCAATGGACAGCGCCACGTTATTAAAGGCACAGTTTCGACGCAAGGACAGAGGCAGATACCCGACTGATTTACCGATGGGCAGCGGCAATAGAGGCGGCCTATATGCAGATCCTCAGTTTTATCCGTTTGTGCAGCCAGATTCCATACTGAGGCTTAATGCTTCTTCCACTATCACCATAGCCACGGTAGATACACCGGTAATTGTTGATGGCTGGACTGTTGATCGATCGGTTAATGTTGATGCGGCCGCTGGCGGGACGGTTGAGTATCTAAATGACGAGCCCTACTTGGCGACATTGGAAGCGAGCCTGACGGTTAGCGCTTCGAGTAATGATCAATTCACTTTCTACTTTCGCAAAAACGGAGCGCTACTAGAGCAGAGTGCGCTAATATTCACAGCGGATGCAGCACAGAATATTCTTATTCGATGGGTGGAAACGCTGAGGCGTAAAGATGTTATTTCTCTGGCCGTAGAGAACAACGACGACACGAATAATCTTACCATCACTAACGGCCATTTCACCATAACATGAGAGTCCCGTTTACAGACGGATTTGATCAGTCGGTATCTCTTGGCGCGATGAACCGCCAGTGTACTAACTGGTATCCGCATTTTTTCACAGAGACAGGACCACAAGGGACGCTAGTTAGAGAGCCCAGACTATTTGGTACGCCAGGATTGACGCAACTTGCCACGACTGGCGCGGTGGTGACGGAAATTAACAGGGGCTCTCAGCTTATGGCGGGCGTTCTGTATTTTGTTAATGGAACCTCACTCTATCGGCTGAACGCAGACTTCACGACGACTTCTCTAGGAACGGTTGCCGGTAACGGTAAAGTTTCTATCGCGCATAACGGCATACAGATAATGGTCCTTGCCCCTGGCGGCAATGGTTATATCTACAACAAAGACACAGCCGCATTTACACAGATCACGGACCCTGACTTTACCGCGAACGGTAACCCGCAAATCGTCATTTTTGTAGACGGTTATTTTATGTGTTCCACTGACTCAAAGAAATTCGTTATCTCTAACCTGAACGACGGAACAGCTTGGACCGCTACAGATTTTGGTACAGCGGAATCAGATCCAGACGCAATAGTCTCTCTCGTTAATTTCAGAAACGAGGCCTATATTCTTGGTTGTACGTCGGTAGAGGCTCAGGACAATGTAGGTGGGGCCGACTTTCCGTTTGTGCGAAATGGTCTATTCCTAGATAAAGGCGTTACCGCTCGATTCTCTGTAGTGAAAACCTCCAACACCTTCATGTTTATAGGTGGTGGAGATAATGAGGACTCTGCCGTGTGGGCGTTTAGAGAGAACGGCCTTGTCAAGATATCGAATACCGGCGTAGATTTGCTGCTAGCCGCGCTTAATGACAATCAGCTAGACCAAGTCAGCAGCTACGCCTACTCTCAGGATGGCTCGACCTTCGCCGCATGGGAACTGCCTAGCGAAACAGTAGTTTATGACGTAAACCTTAACCGGTGGCACAAACGTACCTCCGAGATAACAGATGTAGCAGGAAACATCACGACGGAAAGCTGGCGGGCGACAGCCTTAGCTAAGGCTTACGGCAAGGTAATTTGTTTTGATACCGAGGACGGACGTATAGGGGAAGTCAGCCGAGAAGTATTCGACGAATATAACGTAGATATACAGCGAACGTTTGACGTAGAGGTAAGAGGAGAGAGCTTATTCACTTGCCCGCGACTTGAGGTTAAGGTTGATGCAGGCGTAGGTGATGCAACGACGACGAACCCGAAAATTCGCATGAAGAAATCTAAAAACGGTAAGGTTTTCTCAAGCGAGCGCCAGCGCACCATAGGAACCCAGGGAGATTATAATCAGCGGGCAGTATGGCGAGGAGCTGGACGGTTCAAAGGTGGTTACGCGCTCTTTAGATTCCTCTTTTCAGAACCGGTGCGCCCGACAGTGATAGACGTATTCGCTGATGTTAGAGCAGGGGCTAGCGTATGATTACAGTTCCTAGTCCATACAGGCCGATAATAGAGCCCAACAGTACGCCGACACGACAGACACGGCAGTTCTTTAACGCGGTCGCGGCACTCGCGCCTCTCACCGGTACAGGATCTCCGGAAGGTGTAGTGAAGGCGAACGCAACACGGCTTTATATGGATACTACCGGAACAGCGGGAAGTATCCTTTATGTTAAGCGCGATGATGATGTAGGCGGCGATAGGGCTTTAGGATGGATAGCGGTTTAAGTCAGCACAGAATAAAGATGGAAGCGCTGGAGGAAGTGCTTAGCCAGTACGAACAGGCAGAGCTTAAAGTAGAGCATCACTTCGCCCACGGCACGTATACCCGCGTCCTGTATCTGCCAGCAGGAACCATACTTACCGGCAAGATTCACCGCCATTCGTGTGTTAATATTGTTATGCAAGGTCGGATAGCCGTTCTAACTGATGAGGGAGACAAGGAAATAGTTGCTCCATATGTTTTCGTATCTGGCGCAGGTGTTAAGAAAGCGGGCGCGGTACTAGAAGATACTATTTGGGTAAATGTTCAACCTTGGGATCGTGACTGGGAAACAATATTAACACACGAATGGCGGTGAATCTTG